CGCCCTTCGTAGCGAATGTTCAACGCATTGAGTTCGGCTTCGGCAATGCTGTCACCCAGCACATCCAGCACCGAACCATCCGAGGTCACACCGGATGCGCCGTAGCCTGCGCGCATGGTGCCCATACGGCGGGCGTCGAGCTTGCGCTGCGCTTCTTCATTGGCGGACGCCTGCTGCGTGGCCACCACTGCATTGCGGTCAGCAATCGCCGCGTTGTATTGGGCGGATCGATTGGCCGCCTGCCCACCGCTGATCGCACCAACGGCGGAAAAGACAGCACCTGCGGCGGCAATGAAAGGAATGGCTGCGGCCATAGCGTTACCCTCGAATCTTCACGTAAACCTTGCAATCCCGCCCACCCGCTTGATACTTCCGGGCCAGCGGCGTTTCCAGTTCAAATCCCAGCTTCTTGATCCAGCGTTCGCCAGCGTCATGCCCCACTTCAATCGCGGCTTCAATCCGGTCCTGCGGCGCCAATTCCAGAAAGCGTTTCGCCGCGGCGTGTATCGACTTCCAGTGCCGGGGCGCGTTCTCGCCCACGTACGCCCAAATCAAACCCCTGCCTGTCCAATACTCTGCAACCCCGGCCACGATCAGCACCTCATCGCCATCCAGCCCGGTCATCGCGTTGCCTTCCAGCGCCTTGGCCATTTCGTAGTTCACCAGCGGGACCATCCACGCCTGCGCCGGCTGCAGCGTCATCGCCATCAAATGCTCGGCCTTGTACGGAACGACTTCCATCAGTCTTGCGTTGCCATCTTCGGCATCACCGCCAGAATCGTGGCCGGGAATGGCTGGTAGATGCGCCAGCACACCCGCGCGCCTTCTGACGTATGCCCACCATTGAACGGCTGCGAAATGTCGCCGGAAATCAGATCCACCGCTTCCCCCATGTTTTGCGACGAATTACGGCTCCACACGTCGTCCATGTTGTCGAAGTCGCGCCCGAGTTTCAGGCCCAGCGTGTCGAGCAACCGGAACGCCACCGCATGAATGCGCTGTTTCTTGCCCTGGCTGGTACCATCCGCAGCGCCCGCATCAATGTTCATCAGCTCACCGTCGCTGTTGAAGTGGTAGCCGACATGCACTTTGCTGGCGGCTTTCTGCAACGTGATCGTGCCGGTGGCCGATACCGTGACATCCGGTTGCACGTAGCCATCGGTCAGGACTTGCACTGTCTGCCCCCGAAGGTGATACAACCCGGTGATCGTGGTCGTGGCCGACCCGTCGTAGGTCAGCCCGCAGTCCAGATGGAACGCATCCTCCTGCTCGTCGGAATCGTCCCAAATCTTGCCGGTGTACTCGACGTAGTAAACGGTGCTGGAATTGATGTAACGCTTGACGACCATCCACAGTTCATCGCGCGTGCCGTCACTGTTCGGGCACGTCGCCACCGACTTGACCAGCGGGATGCCATTGGACGAATCGCCCACGCCACCGAGTTCATGGCGATGCCATGCGGTGACGGACTGCTCACGCTCATACGTGAAGCCGGCCAACACGCCATCCGAGCGCGGCGCCCACAGAATCGACTGCGGATCCTGTTGCCAATCAATCTGCACCAAGCCCGGACGCGGGATATGCTCGGACAGCAGCGACATATCCGGCGACCGGAAGCCATCCGCCTCGAACACGTAGGCCAGTTCGATCAGCTTGCGGCCGGAACGCTGCACAAACAGCGTCGCCTTGCCGGCTTTGACCGCTTCAATGTTCGCGCTGCCGCGGGTGGTCGATTGCTTGGCCGAAATGTTCGTCGGGCTGAGTGCTTCGGAGGTGGACGACGGGCGCACGATCCACTCCCCGCCGACCGTGCCAACCAGCAAACCCTTTTCGTCGTCCACCATCCAGCGAATCACGTTGACATCGGACGAGTTCAGCGTGAACGCTACCGCGTTGTCATCAGTGACCGTGCCCGCCGCTGCGGACGGAGCAAAGTTTTCGTAGTCGCCGGACTTGGAGCCGTCCAGCCGTTGCGGGTAATTGGTCGCGCCGGCAAAGAACAGGCGATCTTCAAAGAATGTGCAGCAGCCCGGATACCCGGTGGTCGTGGACCACACGCCCAGGCGCCAGTTGACCGTCGCCGTGGTGGCGGAAGCGTCAGCACCGCGGATCGTCGCGGTGACTTCGGTGGCGCTGGTGTAGGCGGTGATTTTCAGCCATGTCCAGTTCGTCGCCGCATCCTTCCAGCGGATCAACCGGCCCACGTCCGTCGAGGCGAACAGGCTGGCAGATGCCGTGACTGTGACCGAGCCGGTGGTGGCCGACAAGGTAAGGGTCGTGGATGTGCTGTTGATCGGCAGATACGGGCCATCGAGGAAATCAATCTCGGTGATCGTCCAGGAGGCGTGCCCGGTGCGGGTGATCTTGCGGGGCGCATAACTCGGGTGCGTCACATACAGCACGTCCGCTGATTGCGTAAATTTCAGCTGGAACACATCGGCCAGCGCCCACGGGGTTGTGACCGTATAGACTTCGGACACGGTGCCACCGGAGCCATACGTGGTGTAGCCACTGCTGTTCACCCCCGACAGTTCAAAGGTGTTGGCACCAGTATCCACGTTGGCCACGGTGAAGCGGCGATTGTTCACTTCGGTCATGCCGACCACGCCAGCGATGTCCACCTCGTCGCCGTTGGCGTAGGTGTCGGAACCGGAATAGGTGACGACCGCGGGGTTGGCTTTGGTGATGCCGGTAATGTTCTGCGCCGTCGCAGACACCACGCCGTTGTCCTTGTAAACGCGCATTTTCAGTTCACCGAACTCAAGCACGTAGGCTTGGGTAGTCGAGAACTTGAAGCGTTTCAGCCGGGTCGCAGCGTTGCCAATCGTCGGCGCGACGTAGTGGCTGCCGGGCCGGCGCGTCCAGCCACCCTGCACCAACGGGATTGCGTTGAAGCAAGTGCGCAACGCATTCTTGTACTTGTCGAGGTCGGTGCGCCCGTACATGAGCGGCGACCACTCACCTGCATTAAACGCTTGGGAGATAGGCGCGACTTTCACACCGGCCTCACTTCTCGGCGTTTGCAGTAATAGAACACGGTTTCCGGCCGAACACTATAGAGCGCGCCTATTTTTTTGTATGAGTACCCACTGGCGCGCATCGCTTTGATTTTTGGCCATTCAGCAAGTGGCAGCTTTGCTGGAACACTGCCCAACGGTTTTGCCCTTTGCGCGATTGACATGCGCTTTTTTGCTTCGTCAGAGTGTTTTCGGCCAAAACACGGTGAAAACAAATGCAACTGCTTTCGCAGCCCAAAAACTAAAATGTGGCGCGTTCGTTGGGCCATACTCATTTTTTGTCGTGACTCCGCAGTGACAATCAACCCGCTCGTCCCGCCGCCACCGAAAGTGCGGTTATACCCGTGGCCCCCGTCGCAAAAGGTATTGCACCGAGTTATCCAGTACCGTTCCCGGTCGGGAAGTTGCGTGACAGGTACATCGACCTCAAGGACTTCCCACACAAACGCCTGCCACCCATATTTTCGGATTGCCCCGTAAAAAGCGGATGCGGCCCCGTTTTTTGCGCGGCACTTGTGCGCAGCTTGCCGGGCGCTAAGAGTCTGCCGGGTAACACCGACATATGCTTTCCCGTTGACGGTATTGGTCGCTCTGTAAATCAGCGGCATGTCAGCCCCTTATCGCCGCACCGTGATCCAAGGGTCGTCGGCCCCTTCTTGCGGCAAGCGCATCAGTGCATTCGTGCGCCGGGCTTCGCGCAGCGCCTTCTTATACATGTCCTCGGCCACCGCGTATTTGCCATTGGAGCCGGTGATTTCCTCGCAAGTGTTCATGGCGATCGAGGTCGCCAAACACTCGCGGAACAGCGCGTGCATGGTGTTCGTGTCGGTGATTTGCGCGATATAGGTGATGTCCAGCGGCGCCGACCAGTTGGTATAGATCGACTTTTCGTGGATGTCCCAATCCAGATGCGGCTCGTTGGTCGGGAAGATCAGCCGCAGGCAATCCGATGGCAGCACGAAAATGTTGTCGTAGGTGTGCTCTGGCGTGTCCGTGCTGGCCGCCAGCGAGGCTTGCTTCTTGGCAAACAGCCACGGGTGCGCCATCAGTTCTTTGTCCCGCAATTCGGCGTAGCAATTGTTGACGGCGCGACCAGCCACGCTGTTCTCGGACAGCGTGGCGATACGGGTTTGCCCCAGCAGTTGCAGCGCCCGATTGCAGATCGAGACTTCGGATGCCATCTACGGCACCCGATTACTGCGGTTCGAGTTCGCAGATCACCTTGCGCGCACGCTCCAGCAGGACGTTCAATTCGTGGCGGGTGCAGGTGTCGTCATACAACACGCGGACTTTGTTGGTCAGCGTCAGTGCCGAGCCGTCGGACAGGGAAATCGCTTTGGCGTCAACCGCCGTGCTGATCGCCAGGTCAATGTATTTTTTGGCCATGTTCGTTCCTCAGAAAAAACCCGAGGGGCCGCGAAGCCCCTCGGTTGCTTCGATCAACCCTGCGCGACCACCAGTTCGAGGGTGATGGTGCCGCCCTCTTTGGAGTCAACGTCCTGGATGGACACTTTCAGGTCGAACTGACCGCCCGGATCCGCAGTGACGCCGTTGACGTACTGCCACGCGCGCTTGCCGTAGTTGGAAATGTCCTTGACCACGGACGCGCTGCCGGCCGCCGATGCCGCGTTGATGCCGTCGTTCAAGGCATCGGGATCGTCGGTGATGTTGCTGTTCACCGCATACAGGCCGATGTCCAGCGTGATCGAACCGCTGGAAGTCAGGTCGTC